CATCGTGGACGTTCAACGGTGACACAGACACTGGCTTTTACCGTTACGCAGCAAACGAGGTTGGAGTCGCTGCAAACGGGTCAAACGTAGGCCGGTTCACTAGCGTTGGATGGGTTGGCAATGTCAGCGGCAACCTGGTGAATGGTACGACTGCAACCACCCAGGCGGCTGGAACGAATGACACGACTGTTGCTACCACGGCCTTTGCTCAAGCTGCTGCACGAGCGTTGTATCCGGTTGGATCAATTTACATAAACGCAACAAATGCAACCAATCCTGGTACGTTGCTTGGATTCGGAACCTGGGTGGCGTTTGGTGCTGGACGAGTTCCCGTCGGTTTTGACAGTGGCAATTCACTGTTTGATTCAGCCGAGGAAACTGGTGGATCGGCTGATGCAATCGTTGTCAGCCACACTCATACCATGCAATCTGCTGGAAATCACCAGCATACCTATACTCAGCCGTATTTTAGCGGTGCAGAAGATGGCACATTGCGTGGAACCCCTGGGTTTTTGACTACTCCAACAGCGGATACCGGTGTTGCTGGAGCACATACACACACGATTGACTCGACTGGTTCTAGCGGTACGAATGCTAATTACCAGCCGTACATCACTGTCTATATGTGGAAGCGCACAGCATGAGCGAAACCGATCAACTCCGATCTCAAGTTGAGAAGCTTGAGAAAAAGGTCGATGATCTCAACGCGAGTATCAAAGACCTGGCTGAAGCATGGAAGGCTGCTCAGGCGCTCGTAGCGTTCATGAAGTGGCTTGCAGGTATTGGTGCTGCACTATTAGTGATGAAAGCAGCTTGGGATAACTGGGTAAGGTAATGCTCGATCCAGTAAGCCTACTTGCTACTGCAACCGCTGTCTTTAATGGTTTAAAGACGGCTGTTGCTGTTGGCCGTGAGGCTCAGGATGTGTTCAGTCAGCTAGGCAAATGGGCTGGCGCTGTCGCTGATCTGCAAGAGTGGATCAAGACCGAGGAAGAGAACTCCAACAAGCCTCCACCGCTCTTCAAGAAACTGGTTTTTGCAAAGTCGGCCACTGCTGAAGCATTTGACACCTATGCCGCAAAGATCCAAATCCAACAGATGGAGGAAGAGATCCGGCATATGTTCACGCTCGGTGAACTATGGTGGCTGGGACAGGAAGGGTATAACGAGTTCATCATGATGCGGCGCGGGATCAAAGAAAAGCGCGAGAAAATGGTCTACGAGCAGATCCGGCGACGAAAGAAACTAATCCGCACTACGGCTGACGGTATCTTTATTGCTATCGTTTTAGGAATGGGCGGCATCATCCTGTATCACATCATCGCGTTTGTGATCGAGAAAAGCTGATGGACAAAGAATCAATAATTTTTGGATTCATTGTCGGGATTATTGTTGGAATCGGCGCGATTTGTGCGGTGATTGCAGGAGCAATGCATGGACTCTTCATTGACTAAACAGAAGATGACCACCGAGGAAATCGAGGTCCGTGTTTGGGCTGTCATCGTCCTAACCCTTGCCGCTATCCTGCTGTTCTCTGTCATCTCCATCATTGGTGGTGTGTTGTTCGTTGACCAGGACAAAGAGCGGATTGCTCCGATTGATCAGGCATTCCTGGCGATCCTGAAAGACATCATGTTGTTGTGCATTGGTGCGGTAGGTGGGATCGTCGGTCGCAAGGGCGCATACGCTGCTGCAAACCTGATGACCAAGGAGAAGGCCAATGATCCCAGTGCTTGACGCTCTGTTGCCATTTGCTGGAAAGATCCTTGATAAAGTAATCCCAGATCCAGAAGCAAAAGCCAAGGCTCAGGCTGAACTGGCTGCGTTGCAGCAATCTGGTGAGTTAGCAAAAATGGCTAACGAAACCAAGCTCTACGAGACAGAGCAGAACAATCTAACCGAGCGGCTTAAAGCCGATATGGGCAGCGATAGCTGGCTATCCAAAAACATCCGTCCTCTAACGCTAATTGCAATCCTGGCTGGCTACTTTACGTTTGCAATGATGTCTGCGTTTGGTAAAGACACAAACCAGAACTACGTTGAGCTGTTGGGTCAGTGGGGAATGCTGATCATGTCGTTCTATTTTGGCGGCAGGACGTTGGAAAAGATCATTGATATGAGGGCAAGGAAGTGAAAGGAAATTTCCCAGCGAGTTTAGAGTTTGTTTTGCATCACGAAGGAGGTTTTGTAGATCACCCGAAAGATCCTGGAGGTGTTACAAACCTCGGATGCACGAAATCAACATGGGAAAAGTGGTGCGGTCATCCTGTCAGTGTGGATGACATGAAAAATTTATCTCCGCATGATGTAATGCCACTGTATAGACAGAAATACTGGGATGCTGTAAAAGGCGATGATCTGCCTTTGGGAGTTGATTACTGCGTTTTTGACACTGCAATCAATAGCGGTCCTGGTAGAGCTACCAAATTCCTGCAAGAGGCAATCGGTGTCACTCCTGATGGGTTGATTGGCCCGATCACGATGAAAGCTATTCAGAGTGCTGACGCAAAATGGTTGATTGAGACCTATTGTGCTGCACGACTCAAATTTCTCCAGGAACTAGCAACATGGGAGACATTCGGGAAGGGCTGGGAACGGAGAGTCAACGAGGTGAAGAAACACGCGCTGTCGATGCTGGTATAAACAAGATTCCGTTTAAGTTTGTACGTCTGAATGGTCGCCGTTGGGAAATCCAACTGGTTGATCAGATCATGCAGGACGGCACTGAATGCGTTGGTCTGTGTGAGACTGCGAACCGCAGAATACTCCTACAAATTGGTTCGCTGGGAAAACTCCAGGACACGCTATTCCATGAGATGGTCCATGCATCCTGCCCTTCTCTGACTGAGGAGCAGGTATGCGAAGTCGAGCGTGGGGTCTACGCCATGCTAGCCGACAATCCTAAAGTCAGGAACTGGCTATTCAAAAATGCCGACTCTGATTGATCAAGACAAATTCTGGGCTGCGTACCACAACAATCCATCTCCAACTGAGATGTCCAGACGACTAGGGATTAGCGTCAGAGCTATCCAGGATCGTTTGAGACGACACGGAGTGCCTGGATTGGATGGGGGACCATCAGAGAGAGCAGCTCGCGTTATGGCCTCTTTGCAGGCAACTGGAAGAGTCCAAACTGAGTGCAAAAACGGAAAGATCGTGATTTTTTCTGATGCTCACTACTGGCCTGGATATGTTTCGACTGCACACAGAGCGTTGCTGAAGATCATCAAACTTGAAAAACCTTCGATCATTGTCTGCAACGGTGATGCGTTTGATGGCGCTCAGATCAGCAGGTTTGGACGACAGATGTGGGGGAAGTCTCCAACTGTCATGGATGAACTGAAGGCAGTCAAGGAGCGTCTGGATGAAATTGAGAAGGTTTCTAAGGGCGCAAAACTGTTCTGGCCGTTGGGCAATCACGATGCTCGGTTTGAAACCAGTCTGAGCAATCGAGCGGCAGAGTTCGAGGGGGTGGCTGGTTTCCAGCTAAAAGATCATTTCCCGTTTTGGACTCCATGCTGGTCGGTGTTTGTCAATCAGGAAATTGTCATCAAGCACCGAATCAGGGGTGGAATCCATGCAACACGGAATAACACGCTCAACTCTGGACGGACAACGGTAACTGGTCACCTGCACCAGTTAAAGGTCACTCCGTTTTCAGACTACAACGGCATCCGTTATGGGATCGACACAGGAACACTTGCTGATCTGTATGGGCCTCAGTTCTCGTATTGCGAGGATAACCCTGTGGACTGGCGTTCAGGGTTTGTTGTGCTATCGATCAAGGATGGAAAGCTCCTCTACCCGCAGGTTGCTCAGGTACGGGCAGAGGGCGAGGTCGAGTACAAAGGCGAAATTATTGAGTGTTGAGGTCAATTAATTTCTGGATGTACCACTGAGCCTTTTTCAGGTCTTCAACACCGTTTTTTTGTTTCCACCTCCACAGATACTTGATAGCGTTTCCTGTACAGACTGCCTCGATGCCTTGCAGTCCAGAGCAGGCTGAAGCAATCCCATCAATTGCCTCAACCGCGCCCTGTTTGTAGTGTGATGGGTTGACTGGGTCCATTGCTCTGATGTGGTAACTGTTGCACTTGTCGCACAGATAAATCTCACCAGCATCAAGCACCATTGCGAGTTCTAGTGCTTGATCATCTGTTTGGCATCCGTTTGGTTCAAAAAGGTGGATCGTCATCAAAATCTGCCTTTGGTTTGGCGTCTTTCGGTTCTGCCAACATTGCCCAGCCATCCCAGCCAGTTGGGACTGCGTTCAGTTTTAGGCTGAATCCTTTCTGTGTTTGGATGACAGAACCGATCTTCATCCAAGACTTTTTCTCGGAACCATCTTTTCCTGTGTAGGTTCCAGTTGCTGCAACGACATCGTATTTAACGGGCATTCAAGCTCTCCATTGCTTTGTTGACTTCATCTAGGAACTTCTGGACTCCTTCCTCTAGCTTTTGAATTTCCTCCTTCTTTGGTTGAAACCGCACGACAAACAGTTGCAGGTGATCTGGCAATCTAGGATCGAAGCTCACGAAGTCGCACCATTCCCTGCCTGTACAAGCCAGTTGAGCCAGCATCTGCCGTTGGTACTTTGTTGGAACTTTGCCAGCCATCAGGTAGTCAATGTGCGTTGTTGAGTTTGGGCACTTGATCTCAACAAGACCATCGTTGACGAATCCGTCTGGTGACGCTCCAAACCACTGGATGGTTGGATGCTTCACGAACGGAGCATCCTCGACAAATGAGTTTCCTTGGAGTGTGGCTTGATACACCACACGCGCTAACGGCTCAGTATCCGTACCCCATTGCATGGCCGTGTTGGTGTAGGACTCTTGTTGCTGTCCTGTCAGACGTTCTGTGACGAGCTGAACGAGGTAATTCCGACGCGCAGCGGTATCTGGGCCAGCCAGAGCATCCGACACCCTGGATGCAGTGACTGACCCGAGACGCGCAGCAAACCACTCTGGGCTGCGCTGCTCCATTATTTGATCTCCGGTGGCAGATCCATTGAGCCATTTCGATTGCTGTATCGCCAAACGGATAGATCTCCTTCCATCCAATCTCGCAAATCGTCAATGCTTTTTTTTGACTCAACTAAACGAATAGTCTCTGCTACTCCGTGAACGAATCCTCGTCGATAAGCTGATTCTTGGCTTGATCTGTCGAATTCAGATGTCATTA